AGTTGTTTCCTATACTGTTCTTCAGTAAAAAGTTTATCTCTTGTTTCCATATATGGTACACTGTTTTTGATGTTAATGGTTGGCAGGGAACGGCTTGTCCGTTATCCTGCGTTGTTACTGACATTTTCTTACCAATTATCTATGTTAGCAGAAAACGCCTTATTATTCGTTTGTTCTTCTATATCTGTAATTCCGTATGTTTCCAGTATATATTCATAGTCGCCTATACTCATAACATTTATTCCTTTGTATACTGATATTCTAAGACTATAGCGAACAGCCAAAAGTTCTCCAACCATACTATACAAGGCATCATAGACAGGAAGTCCACCGTCTTTGTGTTCAGCCCATATTTGTATTACATCTTCATTCGCTCCTTTGATAATTTTAATTGTGGGAGAGTAAGATAGGTTTTCGGCTACCACCTGATTGCTTTGGTAATATTGCAAGACTGGTTTTATCAATTCTGTTGTATCTTCATTATGGATTAAGAAAAGATGATTTCTACCATTTACATGCTTTGAGTAAATAGTTATGTCCTTATACTGCAATACGTTTTCTGCTTTCATCTTATTCATGTAAAGAAATAAGAGGAAGAAAGATAATATGTAATACTGAATATTCATATTCCGTTGCTTTTGTCAGTAATGGTTTGGTGAGGAACAGCGTTCAGCTGTTATCTCGACCTTGTTAACGATTTTATTTCACAATCATAAATTCATTTCCATATGGATAAAAGTCATTATCTATCCATAGTTTGGAGTAGTCTGATAATTTGTAAATTTCAGGTTTATACAGATTCAATACTTTATCCAAAATTCTTTCTCGGAATATTATACCATCTCTATATTCTATACTATTCAAAACAAAGAAATTCTGTTTGATTGAAATGTCTTTCAGTTTCATATCAGGATATACTGTAAAACAAGTACCTAGTTTTTTCTGAAAGTCACTCTGATATGTTATGCCTTTTCCGAAATGAAAAGAATCGTTGTCAAAATGATTTATACGTAGAGCATAGTATTTCTTATCCGTTAGAGATTCGTTTTTCTTGTTTACTACCTTGACAGTTGCAATATCATATTTATCGATAAAACCATTTTCTTGAAGTAAAGACAAAAACTCTTCCGATACGATTTTGAGTTCTATACTGCTTTTGTCAAGAAAATCAAATTGCAGGATTCCCGGTTTCTTGTTGCATACAAGGTATAAGACGGGAGGTAAATTCTCGCGCCATCCGTCATTATTTTGCCACATCCATTGCCCGAGATTCTGAAACTTCTGCCTTTTACTTTCATCATAGATATCACAAACATCAGATTTGCCATACTCCAATAATCCTTTAGGAAGTTTATCTATCCCATATCGCCAAATATAAAGTTCTTCTGTCTTCATAATTATTATCGTTAATATTATTTGTAAAAACACTTGTTTGGTATCTTCTATTTTGATAACTGACACCTGACAGGTGTGTTTCCTAATCTCTAATAGCTACACCCTACAAATCATCCAGCATATCAAGTGGATTGGGTATGCTTGACTTGAGGGCATTCGTTACATGAAGATAAATATTCGTCATCTTTAATATTGTTGTATCCCAGCAAATTTTGCCCATGATGCGTACCTGTATCCGTTCACTGACAACGCCTTGTGAGGTGAGATTCAGTAGTTTCAGATAGTCTTCCGGTAACATGTATGTCTGTTGTGAATTGGGATGCTGCACGTACGTCCGGCTGTAATCTATGTAGGCGTAGGGAGAAGAGCGGTCGGAGAAATCCGGTAGTTTAAAGGCGGTAACTGTTATGTAGGCGGAAGCGTTGTCCGCCATTTGTATGCCGCTCTCCTGGGAAAGCAGTAGGGCAATTGCCGGATTATTTGCATACTTTATCCGTATGTAGTGTTCACCGTTCCCTTTTTCTCTATACAGGACGATGCTTGACCGTTGCTTCTGTATCTTGTCCATATCTTTGGCGGTTGCTTTATACCTCAAAGATAAAGCAAAGTATTGAAATCTGAACGGTTGTTCAGAAAATGTTTTTATCGAAATATTTTAAATATTGCTAAAAGAAGTCAGGCTTTCAGGAGCGAGTATAGATAATCTAATTTCTCCTTCAATTCGTCTACATCCAGACCATTCAGGAACGATTGCTCGTAGGACATGCCCAGGAATATTTGACGGAACAACGAGGCGGTCTTTTTCACATCCGTATCTTGCTTTATTTCACCGCTCTCTTTTGCCTTCTGTATGACCGCCTTCCATAGTTCGTGTTCCTTGCGGAATATTTCTTCCATTTTTTCACGGGCTCCGGGATAATACATCCTCACTTGGGAAAGGAAATGGAAATAATAGAAGTTGGGACAGCATTCATTATCATCTACACAGCATTGTACCTGTTTGATGATATGGTTCATGACTGCACTCACTCCTGCCACATACTGTTCTATAAATTCAGCCAGTGTTTCCGTCGGCCCGGCAAACTTGTTGGCCGGTGTCTGCATCTGTATGACATACTTGTCTGCTACCGCCATAAACAAGTCGAGTTTATGAGGAAAATAATATACTACCCCCGTCTTTACCACCCCGCAGGCTTTCGCCAGCGTGCTGATACTCGCTTTCTCGTAGTTCATCCTCAAAAACACCTTGAATGCCTTGTCTATCACTTCTTCCCGGTTGGTAATCATATCGGATTATCCTCTTTTATGTTTCTTTTTGCGAAGGTGTGCTTTTTATTTTGAAGTTTTTACGTTAGTTCGTTTACATCAAAGCCGTCAAATCGCAGTATATACAAAAGAAAAAAGCAGCTATCTTTTTAGATAACTGCTTGATTTTCAAGTGATCCGCTTGGGATTGTGTTATAAAACTTATTTATTTGATTATCACATTGTTATATAGGTTTATTACTGCATGGTATCACAATAGTATCTTTTTTATTTTGCTAATCTGTTCTTCGTATTTCCAGGTATCATCTATCATATTGCCTTTCCCAGAACATAGCCACTTAACATTAAGCATAGGGAATGCTTCGGAAATCCGGGATATTATATCACTTCCTATCGTTCCTCTGCCTTTTCCACTTTTATCCGAATTACTGATATATCCATTTCCTATATTACAGTATACTTCAAAGGAGCTATATCCTTTTACAATTTTCAGTTCATACCTTGCATAGTGAGCAAATGCCTTTAGCCTGTCTATCGCCCTTTCGTTTTGTTCTGTATTTTTTTTCATTAAATATTTAGTAATAATTTTATTTCACAAAAACATGCTTAATAACATATGAATATTCAAAACATTTATTGAACAATGATGTTATATGTTATACAAACTATCATTTTTAATAAACAAAGTAATATCATGGAAGAAGTTAACCTTTCTGCGCTCTGTATGATGAAGCAAATTAAAATTCTTACGCAACAATTACTACGACTATCCGAGGACCTAGAATTGGCCCACGAAAGAATTTCCGTATTGGAAAAAGACTTTGAAACGCATAAATCTGAACTGTACCATAAACATCCGGTTTATAAAATGAATATATTGCATTCAAAAGTTACCGGATTTTAAAAATAAGCAAGAACCGCCCCTACAAAATAGGGGTTGTTCTTAAGCTGTCTTTTTTTCTTCCAATACATTTTTTACGTCTAAAAGCGCTTGTTCAAGTTCGTCTCTTGCTTTCGCAATAGTCTGTTCAAGCTCGTTAAACTGTTTTTTCAGTTTACCAAAAAGCCTTTCATATCTTGAAACGGTTGTTTCATACAGCCTTGACAGCTCATCGTAAGAGAGAGACACGGAATCTGTGTCCTGCTGACTCAAACCGCTATCTTCATCTTCTATGAACATAGGTCCTTTGCCAGTGAGGATGTAGTTGGCGTTGACTTGGGGGTATGCTTCGCAAAGCTGAACTATTATATCACCAGATATAGCCTTAGTAACCCCTTTTTTGTAATGGGATATTTTAGCTTGTGCATTTTTCACGCCACAATCTTTTTCAAGCAAATATGGACTAATCTTTAAGCACTCCATAACCTCTAAAAAGCGTTCACTTGCAGCCATGATGATACTTTCACCAATATTTTCTTCGTTCTCATTTTTTAGAAAAGGTTGTCCTTCTCCTGTGATAAGCCACACCCGGCTATATTCAGGAAATACTGATAATATTTTATCCGCATAATTAGCACTTATGGCTTTTATTTTCCCATCACGAATATCATACAATGGCTGTGCCCTCTTAATCCCCATCAACTGAGATAACTTAGAAAGAGTCACTTTCTCATTATCAGTGATAAACTCTAATATTTCCCTACTGTTCATCATAATAATACTGTATTTATTTGGAGATACAGTAAAATACTGTATCTTTGCACCCGTTGCAAGTAGAGAGGCAACAGACACATGATTAAACAATCGCCCTAACGTGGGCTTTTCTATATGGAAATCCGTTGCCTCTCTACTTTAGCAACGGATTTTTTATTTTATAAAGTACAATCGGTTATTGTTTCCGCTTTACGAGCTACTGCGGAGGGCTATCGGGGAAAATACGTTCGACCAATAACAGATTTAAAACAACCTTCCGAAGCTTCACGGTGAAAGCCCGTGAGGGGATGCACGAAAGAAGGCAGTCGATTGAAATAAGCAGACTGGTGCGCAGGTGCAGGTTACGAGATAACCAACTCTGTAAAAGCTGAAAGCCGAGATTGGAAGCACCCAATTCAGAGCCGATGGGGTCGATACCTAACTTATACTGGTGATTTGCCATCGAATTATCCCTGAACCGTTAGAGAGAAAAAACGCTCTCTACGGGTAAGGGGATGATTCACTCAAAAATCAACGTTTCCTTCAAACCTGGTAATTTGTAAGTTAACATAAAGTATAATAATTACTTGATTAAATAATAACTACATATTATGAAGAAAATAACAAAGATTGAAATTATAATGTCAGTAGATGAAGATTCTGATTTGTATTCAAGAGATATATTTTTAAACGGGGAAAAAGTTTTTCACGATGAGTTCAAAAAAAATCTCTTAAATACAAAAGACTTTATTCATGAGTTTGCAAATAAGCTAATAAACGGATTTAAGAATGATAGACCATAGCCATTTAAAAAACATTTGCGGCCACCCGGTCATCGAAAATATAGACAAAATCAAAGCTATTTTTGCTATACGAACGGATTTTATGGTGGCTTTCTTGCTTTTATTTGACAAGTTCCTATTATATTCATCTCTCTCAATCTGTTCTATTAGGTTGTCAAAGTGTTTAGTATCAATAAGCCGTTTGGCTTCTTGGGTGACTTGCAAATCTCCATATCCAATATTTTTGCCTGCTCCTAAACTTTTTAGCTTCTCAAAAACTACTGTACCACTACTACCAAATAATTCTTCGCACTTCTTTTGGGAAATGCTTTTGTTCCTAATAATGTATTCGGTAGCAGATTTGCACATCAAAATCAAATTTTTATCCATAAAATTATATTATCAATTAACCGATTGTACAACATTTCAAAGAACGAATTATGAAAAAGATGCCAAAACAGAAAAACCGTATAACTAAACAGACCAGCAATTTCCTCTCTCATAGAGCGGTAAGATATACTCCAAAAGAATTGGAAGAGCTGAGGGAGTGCGCTATGATACTCCACAAGGTAGAGGATGCCGAACTTCGGGAACTATACAAGAAACGAGATGAACTACATCCTGAAAACCATCTATCAAACGGTGATTCTTTATGTCAAGAATCAGAGAGACTAGCTCTTCTTTTTGCTGTTTCGTTATCTCTATTGTCTTTAATTCTTGCATGCTTAGTTTTATGTTTTTCACGATAGCATTGCATGCTTCAATATTATCTGTTTCTGATAGATATTTAAGGCAGAGCAATCCGCTTCTGATAAGTTCATAATCAAGACCTAATGGAGACTTTCCGGTGGATAGATAGTGATAAATCATAAACGCGCTATTGAACCCCAATGCAAGATTAGTGTTAGAGTCCGTATGTAATTTCCTCTTCAATGCTTCAACCTCTTTGGTGGCTCTTTTGAAATCTACAAGGGTATAAATGTTCAAACCGATGACAGCCGTAACCAGCAACGCTAATATCCCCACTATCACCCCTTGATAGTCCATTCCCAAATCAGAGGTATGCGGATATGTTCTACATAGAGCCGCCACAGATACCATGATAGATATTGCAGACAATATTAGTGTTATTGTATTTCTATACTTACTCATAACAATATATTAATCAGAGTTTTATATAAAACATGTTTTATAACATACATTTATTTACTGTATTGGTATTGTTAATACAGTATTTTACTGTATCTTTGCGTCGTTGTTAGAACGAAAGAACGACAACAACAAGACATAAAAAATAGAAGCAACCATAAAAGCCGCTTGTATTTGTTTTTATGTCGGCGAATATAGCTATTTTCTATGAAAAAACAAATAAAGTGAGAAAATTTATATAATAGATAATATGAAAATAACAAGAGAAGATATTTTGAAGATTAAACCAGGGACTTCGCTTACTGTACGTCTAAGTGATTACAGAGCTTGCGATTCGGCGAGAGCTGTTGCTTATAGAGCCGCATTAGCAGACCCAAGACCGGATGTAGAGAGGTATAAGGTGTCTATTAATACGAAAACATGGGAAATTACAATTACAGCCGTTAAAAAGTTATGACTCGCACAGAAGCAAGAATATTAGCAGAAGAACTGTACAAACTTATGCGCAAGGATGTGAAAAGGATTGTAGAGGAAACAGTGATTGAATGTTCGGATGAATGGGTTGGGGTAGGAGAGGCTGCTAATATTCTTGGGTGTAGTGTTGGTACTTTGTATAACAATATATCTAATATTCCTCATACAAAAAACGGTAGACTTCTTCGATTTAAGAAATCGGCATTGATTAAATATTTGGAAAGATGAAACCCTATAGCTTAAACAGAATTACTTCCCTGCTTCTTCGGATTGCTCTAATAATAGCAATAATGGCGGGATGTATATACAGCAGCCGTGTAGAATACAACGATGATGTATTATCTGGCATGAGTTCCGATAAGTATGACTTCATCAGAAGCCGGATAAACGACAGCTCGCGGTCGGCGGTAGTATCCGAGTATATGAGTAACAAGCAGTATTACGACAGTCTTGACTATTAAAACCGCGTTGTGTGAACAACGCTCCTTCCTCTTAGCTCAGCCAGGCAGAGCATCGCTATGGTTACTTGTTCGAAGGTTTAGTATCCGGTAATTTCCGGTTAGCGAAGGTCGCACGTTCGAGTCGTGCAGAGGGAGCATTATAGGCGAAACCGATGAGCCAAACATTCGGGATGGGAGACTTAACCCTCAAAAATGAAGTCGTGTTCAGGGCACGTAAAATTAGCCTGCGCTGATAAGCAGTATATCTATATATACACATAGCTGAGGCGATGTATAGCGTGCAAGCAACCGATTGCGAAGACTGTTCATTGAGAGGTGAATACGAGCATAAGGCAGCAGCGTGATTAAGTTAATGAACATACTACAATAGTAGTCTATGTATCAGCGCGGAAAATCGTCCGTTGACCGTTAAAGTATGATGTTTGGGCGTCATTATCGCTGGTACTATTATATACTCCCTTCCCGTCAAATTCGGGCACGCTGAAAGCTAAACACGTATTGTTGCGTTGAAGGGAGCAATGCTTAATGAATAATGATATGAGAAAGGTAAAAACATTTACGGATTTGGTATTTAATCCACATGCTCTTAGCAAGGAGGCACGTTATCTTCCTTCTCCGCTTCGTGAGGAATACATGGAGGCAAAACACGCTGTAATGCGGTTTGATAATGGCTATGGAATAAGTGTTGTAAAAGGAGATATGTTCTATTCTAACGGTATAGATACTTATGAGGTTGCTGTCCTTAAAGATGGTGCTATTTGTTATGATACCTCAATTACAGATGATGTAATTGGTTATGTAAATGCAGATGAGGTATCTAATATAATGAAACAAATTCAAGAATTAAAATAGAGAATTCCCGTGGCTCTCAATAGATGCTTGAGAGTAGTAAGGCAACCATCGGAACGCTCACGGGAACAAAAGCCTGTAAGGGTGAATAATTCATGATAGCTTTTTAATGTAAACAGTCCCGTCCACGTGCTGGTCGGGAAACACTGCGACATGGCGGAATGGTAGACGTAGCACTCTATGATAGGAATGTCAAACCTTAGATGTGCGGAGCTTGACAACTCGTCCCGGTTCGAGTCCGGGTGTCGCAACATCTTCACTACAGATGAAGTATTTGTTTAGTCGTAGCCGGGCGGTCTGTGAAGATAGTCCGGTTTTTCTTGAAACCAATTAATAACAATCATATGAAAACATTACAATTAAGTGAACAAAAAGCCCGTGAACTATATCGGAGCGGTTCAAAAGAACTAAAAACAGTATTGGAAGAATCCTTTGGAGAGGATTTCTTTTCACAAGACGTTACAGAAAGAGTGAAAACCTACCTTGATGCTTGTCACGAGTTGGGAAGGGAACCACTCGATGAGAAAAAGCTATTGGAGTTAGGCCTGACGGAACACGATATTGCTTATCAAAAGCTGGCTATCGTTACGGAAGCTCTAAATGGAGGTCAGAAACTTAATGTATGCGATGCTAACGTGGAACGTTGGTATCCGTGGTTCAAGCCTAATGGGTCTCCTTCCTCTTTCGCTTTCGACGTTTCGCGTTACGTTTTTGCGTATGCGGCTGCGGGTAGCGGGTCTCGCCTTTGTTATAAAAGCAAAAAGCTTTCCAATTATTGCGGGAAGCAATTCATTGATTTGTGGAAACAATTTATTCTATAACCCTATAAACTTACAATTATGACTTTAAATGTAGATAAAAAGAACGCTTTAAAGGCTTGGAGAGAAGCGGACAATAAAGGAAAGCAGATGCTTGAAAATCTATACGGCAAAGAAATATTTGCCAATCAAAACGTAATGGATAGAATCAAAACGTTTGAAGACGCAATGGAAGAAACAGGAAGAAAAGGTGTCCCTGATTTTTCAGATTTACCCAAAGACATGCGCAGGCATTTCATTGCGTTATATAAAATGGAAGTTATTACGGAAGCTCTGAATGAAGGCTGGAAAGCAGACTGGGATAACTCGGATGAGAACAAGTATTATCCCTATTTCATTATGTCTCCTTCCTCTTTCGCTTTCGACGGTTCGGCTTTCGATCTTGCGTATGCGCGTGCGGGTAGCGGGTCTCGCCTTTGTTATAAAACACGCGGACTTGCGGAATATTCGGCAAAAAAATTTATTGACATTTGGAAAGACATCCAGATAGGATAAGCATACAAAGGTCGTCTGCCCTTGTCTCCTTCCTCTTTCGCTTTCAACGATTCGAATTACGATAATGCGTATGCGAATGCAGGTAGCAGGTCTCACCTATGTTGTAAAACTTCAAAGGGCAGAAACCTCACCTCTTGGTGGAAAACAACAATTCAAACGGTGTTGGTAGGTTTAACCCGAAGACTCTTATTAGAAAACAAAGGCTATGAAACGCTTTGGGAATTTATATCATCGCATCTATGATATAGATAATCTTTATCTTGCTTATTCTAAAGCTAAAAAGGGCAAAGGAAAAACGTATGGAGTTATTCAGTTTGAGAAAGATTTGGATAACAACATACTTTCCTTGCACAAAGAATTGTCGGAAAGAAGCTATACCACTTCTCAATACACGACTTTCATTATACATGACCCAAAGGAGCGTGAGATATACAGGCTACCATTTCGTGACCGTGTTGTGCATCACGCTATAATGAACATCCTTGAAGATATATGGACACCGATTTTCATTTCACACACTTATTCCTGTATCAAAGGAAAAGGCATTCATGGAGTGGTTAAACATTTGAAGAAAGACCTGAAAGATGCTGATGGAACAAAATATTGTCTGAAAATGGATATTCGCAAATATTATCCGTCAATAGACCACTCCATACTGAAACGTATCATACGTAAGAAAATAAAAGACATAAAGGTGCTTGCCCTTCTGGATGGTATTATAGATTCAGCACCGGGTGTTCCTATCGGTAACTATCTTTCCCAATTCTTTGCGAATCTATATCTTTCTTATTTCGACCATTGGATTAAGGAAGAAAAGCGAATGCCATATTATTACAGATATGCCGATGACATGGTGATACTTTCCAGCAGCAAGAAAGAGTTACACAGTATTCTTCTTGAAATCAACTCATATCTTAATGAGAAACTGCACCTGCAATTAAAGGGCAACTATCAGTTTTTTCCGGTAGATAGCAGGGGAATAGATTTCGTGGGATACGTATTTTTTCATACGCATACATTGATGCGGAAATCCATAAAGAAAAACTTTTGCCGTAAAGTATCTGCATTAAACAAAAAGAATATAACCCCGCATGATTACAAAATGGAAATCTGTTCATGGCTGGGTTGGGCGAAGCATTGTAATTCTAAGCACCTTATTAAAAAGATTATTAAGAATGAAAAGATTCAGTGAATTAGGAATTGAAATTGATGCAGACCGACATATATTTCCAGTTCCGCAGGTTTCAATAACCGATATTCTTAACTGTGAAATTGAAATACTTGATTTTGAATCGGGTGTAAAAACACAGCATGGTTCAGACAGATATGTAGTAAAAATAAAACATGAAGGTACGGAATGCAAGTTCTTTACAAACTCCACTCCTATTAAAGAAGCCCTAAGCAAGATTTCCAAAAAAGACTTTCCGTTCATTACAACTATCAGAGTGAAGAAGTTGGGAGTTGGGAACAGCAAGATATACTATTTTACTTAACCAAATTCAGCCGCAGAAAAGGTCAGAGCTATTACCGTACTAAAAGCCGTGAGAGAAGCGAAGTGCGCACCGCTTCCCTTTAACCTTGTACGGGCGGTTTAAAAACACAATACAATGGAAAATGAACTTGAAGAACTGTACAAGGAGCTGAACGAAGTCAAAGCTTGTGATTTGGAATATCTTCCCAAATACGGCTATTCTTCAAAAGAAGAAATCATTCAGCTTATAGAGGAAGACATTGAGGAGTTGCGCGCAGAACTCGAATGTAATCAATATGATTATACACCTGACGAACTCGAAGACGAAAGGATGTTTCTTTGCGTTAGTCAAGGGCTACCAAGATATTGTTAAACTAAAAAAAATATTTATAATGAGTACAATAACGACAATCCCGCAGCTTAAATCAATGCTTGCGAATGACAATGTGAAAGCACGTTTCAAAGAAATTCTCGGAAAGAAAGCGCCGGGATTTATCAGTTCGATAGTAGCGGTTGCCAATAGCAATACATTGCTTCAAAAGGCAGAACCACAGTCTATCATGAATGCCGCTGTGGTAGCAGCTACTTTAGATTTACCTATCAATCCCAATCTTGGATTTGCTTACGTTGTTCCTTACGGCAATCAAGCGCAATTTCAAATGGGCTGGAGAGGTTTTGTTCAACTTGCTATGCGTAGCGGTCAATATAAGACAATAAACGTAAATGAGATATATGAGGGGGAGATAAAGAAGTCGAACCGATTTACCGGAGAATATGAATTTGGAGAACGCGCTTCTGATAAGATAGTAGGCTATATGGCTTATTTCAGTCTCATCAACGGTTTTGAGAAATTTCTCTATATGAGCAAGGAAGATTGTGAAAAACACGGAAGGAAGTTTTCACAAACGTATAAACGCGGCACAGGCATATGGTCTACCGACTTTGACTCTATGGCAAAGAAGACAGTTTTAAAAATGCTACTTTCTAAGTTTGGTATCTTAAGTATTGAAATGCAACGTGCCCAAACATTCGACCAGGCTATTATAAAGGATAACCTGGCAGAAACCGACATAGACGAAGCCGAAGTGTCGTACAATGATAATCCCGACAATGAGGAAGCCAGACGCAATGCAATGAAAGAGGCTTTGCAGGAAGCGGAAGTTGTCGATGAAAATACAGGCGAATTATTTAATACTGAGACAAAATGATTGAACAGGGTAGTTTTGGATGGCTTCGCCAACGCCTGGGGAACTTTACGGGAAGTCGCATCGGGGACTTAATGACAAGCGGAAAGAAAGGGGAGCTGTTTGGGAAGACAGCCTTTTCATATATATATGAAGTCGCAGCAGAAAGAAACCTACTCCCTAAGTATATTGAAGATGATTATCTGTTTGAGATATACCAAAACCAGGTAAGCATCAATAACAAGTTTATAGAGTTCGGGCATGACAATGAAGATTTTGCCGCAGAAAGATACCAGCTTGTCACAGGATGCGAACTTGAGGAGTGCGAAAGTATACAGCACCCTACAATACCTTACTTCTCCGCTTCTCCCGACCGTATAGCAATTAAAGACGGCTTAAGAAAGGTGGTGGAAATAAAATGCCCAACTCCTAAAAAGTTCATGGAGTATATGAATGAGGTTAAGGATAACGATACGCTTAAATCAGTAAATCCTCTATACTTCTACCAAGTACAAGCGGAGATGTCCTGTACAGGATTGAGCAAAGCTGATTTTGTCGTTTTCTGCCCTTTCCTGAAACATAACATTCACATTGTAGAGATAACAAGGGACGATGCCGTAATCGCTGAATTTGAGAGACGGATAACCGAAGCAAACAAAATCATTAATCAAATACTGAATAAAAAATGAATTTAACCGGAAGCGTAAATTTGCTAAAGCTCGAAAAAGCAGGCATAGCAACAATCAAGAATAAGAAATGCGTTGTCATTCCGATAGAAGAAAACGACCTTTATGTAAGTATGGGCGAGAACCTGAAAGCAAAAGCCGTCTATCTTAACGTTAATATTAATGAGCGTAGAGAGCCGAGCCAATACGGCAATACCCATTACTGCAAACAATACTTATCAAAGCAGTATAAGGATGCGAACAAGGCAGAAGCAGAAGCCAAGTCAAAAGTTTACCTGGGAGACTTCAAGCCTTATGAATTTGAGGGTTCCGGGAATGCTGCGGCTACGGTGGATGCACCATCCCTACAGACCGACGGGGAAGACGACCTCCCGTTCTGATGTGTAACCTATAAACATATAATATCATGCTGTACGAATTTAAGCTAAAAGTAAACAAGGTTAACGAGAAAGGCGATGAAAAGGAAGTCACCGAACATTACATAACTGATGATGAGCTTTTCGGTCATGTGGAATTGAAAGGCAATGAGCTATACAACGGTGAGTGTGATGTTTTCGCAATCAGCCGGAGTAAGATACGTGAGATTGTCAATGAGAAGCAGGAAGATGAGTTCTTTTATAAGGTCACTCTTGTTGAGATTTTCGTAGACGAAAACGGGAAAGAAAAAGAGAACAAATATTATGTTCTAATAGCAGCAAAAGACATGGACGATGCCAACAGAAAGGCGGCGGAATACATGAAACAGGGCCTTCAAGACATGAAGCTGGACGCTATTGCAAAGACAAAGATTTTAGACTTGATATAATTAACCGAAAGCCCTCTGCTCACGCAGAAGTCCCGTGAAAGGTTCGGGTTAAGTGATTTAATTTCAGCTAACAGTTAACTATCCCGGTGTGGCTTGACCGCCTATCCGGGAACTATTTGTTAACCTGTCTGTCCGGTCTGTGAAGATTGGGCGGGCAAAAATGGTGGTATGGCGGAACAACGAGAGACGCTATTAAGCAGTAGATTGATGCTCTAAGCTGAGGATTATAGGAAATGATAATCGGGGAAGGTTGGCGAAAAGGAGACCAGCATGTCAGGTAAACGAAGCATTCGAGGGTTATTAATCACTCGGTGACGGATACCAAAACCTACAACAGCGAGCCTTATTCATAGTAGGCGATAAAAGATGCAAGTGAGCAGCATAACAATCATGCAGGTGCAAGTCCTGCTACCACCTCATAAATGTGAGCCACACATAAATGGCAAGGGTTAGTAAATAATGGTTGTGCCCCGGAGAATACGCTTCGGGGCTTTAATAAAAAACAATATGGAAATGAAAGAAATAACTAAGACTATTTACATCGCAAATGATGGAAAAGAGTTCTTGACAAAAGAAGATTGCGAAAAGCACGAGAAGTTTGTTAAAGAGATACTTTCACGTATTAAGTATTTCTGTATCAGATGTAATCCTGACTTAACAGAAACAGGAAATTTCTCTCATAAAATATATGTGGCTGTGTTTTCTAAACATTACCTATATAAAGATATTGCATTTCAATGGGCTTTAAAGAAGTTTGGTACTTACTTAGGGGAAAGCGTAATGGGATATGGCTTCCAACCCCATTTTAATGTAAGTGAAGTTTCTAAAGAAGAATACGAAAACTGCCCACCTACTGAATGGGGAGGCTCGAAATTAGAAAGTGAGAAAATATTCCTTAGTCCCAAATCGGTAGAAGGATTTCCTGAAAACATTGACTACATGGAAGAATGGGGATTCAAATAAAAACTTGAATGAAACTTACAGTAACCAAATCCGAAGGTGCAATCATTCAGAAGCTTATCGCAGACCGAAAGTCAGACATTCATAATATTGGAGGTGACAGCAAGCAGGCAGAGCGTCTAAGTAAGTTGAACAAGAAGATTGCAAGGCAGATAAAGAAACAATACAAGACATGAGTCCTTACGTAATAACTTCTGCGATTCTTATTACCTATGACGGAAAGAAGATACCGTTGGAAAACATAGAAAGTGAAATAATGACCCGACCTATCCAGTTGACTAAGGAGAGGATACTCGATGCTTTCTCCATGATGAAAGATAAGCCGGTGGATGTGGAACTTAAAATCAAATATATATGAAGAAAAAAAGAGAGTATATTACAATCACAACCGAGACGGACATATATATAGAAGATTATCTCGATGATTTTATGACCGTTGCCTCTGATGAAGATTTGATTGAAGAAATAGAAAAACGAGGGCATGTGGTATATAAAAAAGGAATTCCCATTACTCCTTTTGGAGAGCAACCTATTGAATTTAACAATCCGACCGATTTAAAAAGGCATTTATGCGACATAGCTAATGCCGGCTATTGTATATCTAATGAAGAACTTATCAATGAAATAAAATTAAAACTACCATAACATGATATATAATAAACAGATAATAAGGGGCAAGATACCGAGTAAATCTAATTGTTATAAAGTTATAACAATCCGCGGTCATGGCAGTCTTGCCAAACAGCCGGCATTGAATGAATATGAAAAGTCGTTCTATCTACAATGTAACCAGTACAGAGGCAAGATGATAGCAGGGTTGTTTGAACTTTATTTGAATGTATTCTATGAAAACCAACGCCCAGACCTCGACAATTGTTTCAAGACAGTACTTGATTGTCTACAAGGATGCAAAGCTATCAAGAATGACCGTAATTGCGTGAAGATAGTAGCAGAGAAGTTTATAGACAAAGTAAATCCAAGAATAGAATTTATAATCAAGGAAGTTGAATTATAAAAAATAGACAATTTGAAAGATGCATGAAAATAAAGATGAATAAACATGGCACGAAACAGAATGATTAAGCCAAAGTTCTGGGATGATACCAAAATAGGACGTCTTACAAGGGATGCAAGGCTTCTCTATATAGGTCTTTGGAATTTCTCTGATGATTCAGGGACTGTAATAGGTGATTCTATCTGGTTAAAGTCTAAAATATTTCCGTATGACCAAATCCAAATACAACAGTTTGAAAAATGGATGAACGAGCTTGTGATAAACGGATTTATATGTCTGCTTTCCTATAAAGGGGAAAGATTCATATATCTGCTAAATTTCACTCGGCATCAAGTAATCAACAAACCTAATTACGAGGATTTGAATATACCTAAATACTTGATAGACAAAATAAAAGATAATATTCACTTATTAATCACGGAACAATCACGTAATACTACCGTATCATTCACTGAACAATACGTGACTAAAATAGAAGTAGAAAGAGAAGAAGAATATCCCCCCTATAATTCCCCCCAAGGGGAAGTCTCGCCATCAGGGAACAATGAGAGTGATAAGATAAATTACAATGGTCTTATGGATACGTTCAACAAGATGTTTGAAGGACGGTTACCCAAAGTTACGGCAATGACAGAAAAACGTAAGAAAGCCGTAAAAGTAAGAGCCGCAGAATATGGAAAAGAGGCTATTATGGCTGTTTTCAACAACGTTTCTCAATCAGCATTTCTTTTGGGGCATAATAACCAAAACTGGCATTGTGATTTCGACTGGATATTCAGACCGACAAATTTCATTAAGATTTTAGAAGGCAATTACAATGGAGAAAGACTTAGTAAAAATCAACAGGATAGCGAGCAGCGAAAACGTGATTCAGTTCTTGCAGTCGCTACAACAGTCAGAGAAGCTGCCGCAAAAAAAAGAAAGGAACTTGAAGCAGAGGGCGTTATTGAATAAATATCCTGACCCTGCACAATTCATACTTGATTACAATCCAGATTTGCAGTTCAAAATTGTCAGGTGTAAGGCGACTCACTCCGATTTAGCCATGAATTTTTCTATACCTACATTAGGATTATTGGCTTCGACTTATGGAGATGAAACTCCTTTAGAATGGTTGAAAATTCAATTCGGTACACTCAATGACTTCGCAGAGGTATCTACCAAGATTGCTAAGGAGCAGCTTAATGAGTTAGCAGAGATATTTATTTCTGAGTATTATTACCTTAATGCAGCTGAGATATGCTTTTTCATTGCACGGTTTAAGTCTGGGAAATACGGACGATTCTATGGAGCTATAGACCCGATGAAGATTACAAGCGCTATGCTTGACTATATCAAGGAACGCCGCATTGACATTGAGCGTTACGAACGTGAGCAATACCGACTACAGCGCCAAAAGGAGATAGAAGAGCGCGGTAGCAACGGAATTTCCTATGTCGAGTATCTTGAACGTGAACGTAAGCTTGTGGAAAGTGGAGATGCAGAAGCCATGAAACGAGCGGCAAATCGTGTATGTAGTATCAGTTTACGTAAGTAGTGGCGAAAGCATAAATTTGACAATAATATGAGACTTACAATATGTTGGACGACAAGAGGCAGGCAAAGACGCTTTTACTATGATATATGCAAAAAGTTTGGCATATCGGATTACATGAGTGTTAATCATGAGACGCCATGCGATATAAGGGATGAAGATATGGAACTGTTAAAGGAATGCGAAAAACGAGGGTTTATCCAAATAAGAAACAAACGGTAAATAATCATGGACATAGAGATTGAAAAGAAAATCGAACAATTGGAGTATCAGCGCATGATTGATGAACTTGCAAAAGAGAGCAGAAACAAGAATATGAACAAGGCAGAACATGCAAGGCAATGACCACCGACACGGCAAATCAGATAATCAGTAAATATGAGAGTCTTGTAGTTCTGTGCACCTACAACATATTGCTCACGAACGACATCTGTTGTGGGCAGGTTATCGAGTGTCTGCATGCGATGAAGAGAACGCCTTATTACAAACAGGCATTCAAGCGGTATTTGAATGATGCCGATAAGGCAAGAAAGGAATACGAGCGTACTGTAAACAGCGTTATCGGTTCAGACCGGAGCGAGTTTTTCGCCGACTGCAACGACAAGTATACGGAAGAAGTGAACAAGCACGTGGATATGTTGTATTGGCAATTCAAGCAGGTTCTTGACGATAACGGCGTACCCCATTCCGCAGAGATTGCAAGGTTCGAACTTGCAAGGACATTATGTGATTACGCCTGCATCCAGTTTGACGAAAGGATTAAAGAGCTTCGGAAGAAAGATTCACGGTTTAACGGGTTTACGTTGGAATACCTGAAGCTTTCCAATGTGACAAGGATGATGAACCTTGCTTCCGACTGTTTGAAAATCGGGAAAACGGTCAATATGAACACAGAGCGGTGTACAGCAGCATTTGATGTGCTGGTAAGAAAGCTGTCGGATGCGGATAATATTGCCAACGCGATAAAAGTTTAGTGAGATGAAGCCTATTTATAACCTTATAACCCTCCTCATGGACTGGCTTTCGGTAGAGGTCGGAGCGAATGAAGAGTGGTTCTGAATTATGGAAATGAAGAAAAGCGAATTGACACACGGCTCTCTGTTTAGCGGCATCGGTGGCCCGGAAATAGCCGCCGAGATAATGGGCTGGAAAAACGTGTTCCATTGTGAAATAAACCCGTTCGGGAGAAAAATACTTGATTATTGGTTTCCAAACAGCAAAAGTTATGAAGACATCACGAAAACAGATTTTACAGAGTGGCGGGGAAAAATCAATGTCCTCACCGGAGGTTTCCCCTGCCAGCCTTTTTCTTGCGCCGGACAGCGAAAGGGAGCGGAAGATGACCGCTACCTCTGGCCGGAAATGCTACGAGCGATACGGGAGATTCAGCCCGATTGGGTTGTTGGTGAAAACGTTGCTGGAATCCTCTCGATGGTACAACCCGGCAGTGAAACTGCGTTGGGACGTGAAGAATCTCTGTTCGGAGAGGTTGACCGAGAAAGAATATTGCATCAGCAGGAATACGTCGTCGAAACAGTGTGTAACGACCTTGAACGTGAAGGATATTCCGTCCAACCGGTTGTTATTCCGGCTTGTGCCGTCGGAGCGCCGCACAGAAGGGACCGTGTCTTCTTTATTGCGAGAAGAATACAAGACAATAACAACAACATCGGGAGTGGATATACTTGTAGATTCGGAAGATTTTCCGTTTCTGAATCAATGGAAATGGAAGATAAACAATTCAGGGTATGTTTACAGAACAATCAGAGCGAAAGAAGATGGAAAGAAATGGAAGACTATCTTGATGCACAGATTGATTTGCTGTCCGAAGGAAAACGAGGAAGTGGACCATATCAACAGATGCAAAACGGACAACAGAAAGCAAAATCTTCGGATATTAGCTCATTGGGAAAATCTTCACAATCGGAAGAAAGGTTCAGGAGTAAGGAAACCGAAGGGACGGAACAAATGGCATGCGATAATCTATGTGAACAGGAAAAGGATTCACCTCGGATTTTTCGATACAAAAGAGGAGGCGATGAATGCAAGGTTGAATGCGGAGAGAAAATTGTTGTCCACCGTGCAGACGCAGGGGTTGAAGGTATGCAACGAAAATGGGAAGACAACATTCTATCCGGTAGGGCTGCTCCCGACGCCGATGTCTACCGACATACACCATGCAAAACAGGTGAAGGATTTGAAAAATGCAGGTGCAAAAACGATGGCGAGTCGAAGAAACGGAAGCAATCGTCCGAACAGCCTAATGGATTTCCACGGAATGTTACCTACACCAACGACAAGTTGCCACAATCCCGGAACGGCAAAGGACCGGAAAGACGGCAGTCCCCGGACATCAGAACTGAATCATTTGTGTGCCCGCCTGATTGGGAAAACTTCCCTACTCAATCCCCTGTTTGTAGCCGAGATGATGGGATTTCCACCAGATTGGACGGTATTGCCTTTTCAAAGTGGCGGCAGGAATCAATAAAGGCATACGGCAATGCGATTTTACCACAGGTTATATATGAAATTTTTAGAGCAATAAATATTGTAGAAAATGGAAGAATGGAAAACTATTGAAGGTTATTGTAGATACTAATTGAAAAGTGCGCCAATATTCCAGTTGAAAATTGCGCCACCATAGGATAAGTATAATGACC